ACGTTGGTGGCGTATGGAATACAAATCCGCATTGGCCCTCAATAATTGATATGGGATATGGAATTAGCCATGCTGTCAAATATTTGGAATTGGTTGCAGATGACTTCACTTTTACATTCAGAACTTCAGAACAAAAATGGCCTAATGCGTGTATTGATCTTGATGGAACCATTAATCTTTACAAGCCATATGGGCCAAAGGTATAAGCATGATTGACCGACTCATTCTCAGTGCTGTGCTAGGCACAGTGGGCTTCAATGGGCTCTTTCCTGACCCGCCAAAGCCTCTTACACCAGCGCAGTTACAGGTACAAGCAAAAGAGAAATCAATCAGCGGCATGTGCGACAGGAAACCTAAGAGCAGGGAAGCAAAAGATTTGTGTAGAAGATGGAGAAAACATAATGCTTGAGAAGATAAAAACCTTTCTTGGCAAGGTCCGTGGTCCGCGAGGCGTGCGCCGTACGGTTGTAGCGGAGGGCACTATTTGGCGCTGCACGCAATGTCATCTTATTTTTTTGCACAAAAAAGAAGGGGAGCGGCATCCTTGCGTGGAGGCACAGGCTAAATGAATTGTCCTGAATGTGGAGCGTGGTCCGTGATCCTTGAGACGCGGTCGAGTACAGCTAGATACAGAAGAAGGAGGGAGTGTGCAAATGAGCACAAATTTACAACTGAAGAAGTCGTCGTCCCACAAGAGCAGATTAAAGCGGAAAGAGCAGACCGTTTCAATGTTGTTAGAGAGAAACGCGTGGAATCCGTTCGAGCGGGTAGACCCAAAGATATTGGAAATGCTTCACAGAAAGCATGAGCGGGATGCCGAAAAGGCAAAAAGGTATTTTTTATTAACTCAACAAACAGAGGACGCACTTATATGAGAGCACAGGGCAGTAAATCAAAGAAGTTCATGAGGTATATCAGTTTGCATCCGGATGCAAACGTAAGGGAGTTGGCTATAAAAATGGGCATCACGCCATCATTGGGGTATCAGTTGCGCAAAAGGGTATTGGACGATCAGGCCGGAGGGTTTGCTCCTCCTGAGATGGTTCCTATGCCTCCCGCCCAGGATGTCAATTCGATATTGAACGTGCGGGCCGAGAACTACGGCAAGTTCAAAGATGGCGCGGCTTTAATGCAGTCGATCAAACGAGCCATGTCCGAGCATGCTGCAAGGCACGGCAAGACCTTTGCTGATGACCAGTGGGAAGCGTTGGAGATGATTGTGCACAAGATGGCACGCATCGTTAATGGAAACCCTGATGTTGTTGATCACTGGGTTGACATTGCTGGGTACGCTACTTTGATCGCGGATCGTTTAGAAGGTAACCCTAGGTAATTATTTTGCTTCTCCCCAGCTCGGTCCGACTTCTACGTCGCAACGACTGGGGACTTCTAAGCGCACAGCATTGGCCATTATCTCGGCAGCAGCCTGTGCTTGTTCTTTATTCTGAACACTTAGCGCCAGCTCATCATGTACTTGCAAGATAGGGTCGAATCCCGCCTTGGCGAGCGCCACCATGGCCGATTTGGTCTGGTCCGCGGCTGACCCCTGGATAAGCCTGTTCAATCCCTTATAGGTTCCTGCACGTTTGATCCTGACACCGTATTCAATGACTGCTTGTTCACGCGGGAGCGCCTTGTTCACGCCCCACTCAGTTGGTTCCCATAAGGGGAAACGGCATTTGCGCCCGAGCAGCGTGCGAATCGATCCATTGGATGCTGGGTGTTCAATCCGCTTCATGACCGCATTAACGGTTCCTTTGAGGAACGGCACTTTGGTGTGGAACGTGTTGATCAGCTCGGAAGATTCTTCCGCAGACAAGTCCAGCTCACCGCCCAACTTTCCCTTACCCATGCCGTACATCAAGCCAAGGCCAATGGTCTTAGCGGCTTTGCGGTTGATCCCTGCCATATCTGCCACCATTTGGTGAAAGTCGGTGTTGGGGTCGTTGTTGTACGCGTCCACCATCTTGTTCGCACCGGGTAGGCCCAAAAGATGGGCGTAGTGCACTAAGAGCCGCGGTTCTTGGGAACTGAAGTCGTTTGATGCCCACAATTCGCCCTCTTCAGGCAGAAATAGCGAACGAACCAGGGGGCCAATGATCTCGTGACGAGCGGGGACTTGTTGTAAGTTTGGGTTGGCCATAGACAGCCGTCCTGTCACCGTGCCACCGTCTTCATTGCGCATTTGATTCACATGCGGATGAATCCTGCCGGTCTTGGCGCTGAAATCCAAGTAAGGTTGAAGAAAGGTTCCGTGGGTCTTGTTGACTTCACGGGCCTCTACGATCAACTTAGCCACAGGATGTTCACAAGTCTCTAAGAATCCCTTGGTGAAGCTGGGAAGTCCGTTTTCTGTTTTGCCATAGGCCACGCCAAGCTTGTCAAAGGCTACGGCGATGGATTGGGCCGCCCAGATATCCACACCTGCTCCACAGGCAGACTTTAATTCTTGGTAGATTGCTTTCTCGCGCTTTTGCAGCCGGTCGATCAACTGTTCGGCCTTGGTTCGGTCAAAGCGGATACCGCGCTGGGTCATGTTCATCAGCACAGGGAAGACTTCGGTCTCGAGGGTGAAGATTGATTCAACTTCTTCCTGACGCATTTTTATTTGGAAGTGTTGCCACAGCTTTAAGGTCAGTGCCGCGTCTTGCTCCGCGTATTCCCCAACATACATGGCGGGTAGCTTCCACATCTCTTTCTTGGGATGAACGCCAAAATCAGCCGCGGCTTGTTTTAATGCAGCTTCGGACTTGACTTCTTTGAGGTAATCAAAGCCAAGAGAATTCAGAGAGTAATTGAATCTGTTCTCATCTATCAGGGGCGCGGCGAGCATGGTGTCGCAAATCCTGCCGTTAACGGTGAATCCGCTGGCCCTGAGCCACCCACAGTCGTAGGCGGCGTTGTGCATAATCTTGTCGGCGCTTGTGGCAAGAACGTCTTTTATCCAGCGTTCAACAAGGCGTTTATCAAGATTGCCGCCGCCACCGTGAGCAATAGGAAAGTATCCGCTCCAACCGTCCACAGCCACAGCGTAGCCAGCAATGAAGCCGTCATTACGGGGCCATCCTGGCCCAAAAGATTCCATATGCGGGTCACAAGTTTCAAGATCAATTGCAATCTCCTTGGCGGTAGATAAATTTGGGAAGACTTCCGGGGGAACCCACTCAATAATTGTAGGGAACATTGGCATGGTTTTCACAAGCGGAATCCTTTTTCTGTGTGTTTTGGCAGCACTAAGTGTAAAGATTGTTTGGCGCGGGTAACACCGACATAGAACAACCGGTGTACGTTATCTGCGTTGCTTGCATATTCTTTGGCAAACTTTGGTGAAAGATCCATCATCAGCATAACATTGTCGGCCTCGCCGCCCTTAGCTCCATGGATGGTAGACACGCGTACCTTTGGCGCTTGGGACAGCTTCACGCCCCGGCGCAGCAAGGAGATCAGATATTCTTTCTTGTCGTCGGCAATCTTGGTAAGAACATCATGCCACACGGCATCGGTCTGGAGGCCATGCTTTTCTTTCAGCTCATCCATTGTGTACAGGCCGTTGATGTCGCCGGTTTTAAACGTCTTGTAGCCACGGGCCACGGCGCTGGTATCTAGATACCGGTAGACCGTTTGGACGCTACTGTAGCCCAGTGCTTTGCCCCTGCGCAGGCGTTCCCAATCCACCACGGCTTGGGCGATTTGTGGGGAGATGCTGGGCACGCCGTTGCGCTCAAAAAGTACGCCGATGGATTTAAGCCATTCATGGACGGGGTTGAGCATGTAGTTGGTGCTGGCCATGATGAGCCACTGCCCGTTTTCAACGGGCACGTCCTCAAAGCGCTGGTAGGTCTTGACGAGTCCTTCAAACTCGCGGGATTCCCATTCCTTTGGCTGGCGCTCACGGATGCGCTTGACAATATTGTTGGCCAAAGTGTGTACCGTGGCAGGGACGCGGTAGGACTGGTTTAGGACAGTGACGCTACCTTCAAAGGCAAGAAAGCTTTTCACGTCTGCACCGGCGAAGAAGAAAATAGCTTGATCGTCGTCCCCGGCAAGAAATGTACGCTTGGAGCGTAGGGTCAGTGCTTCAACCATCATCCATTGCAGGCGGGAAAGATCCTGTGCTTCGTCCACGATCACAACTTCCAGCATGGGTAAGCGATCGGGTTCGTTGACGATTCTTTCTAACAAGTCGGTGAAGTCCAGCAAATTTTTGCTATGTTTGTAGTGACGGTAGGTCCGCTCGACAAACTCAAAGTGGTGCCACTCGATGTCTAAGCCGCACTTGTTGTAGTGGGTTTTCAGGTCTTCGCCCTTGATGCGGGCGATGTTGATCTCGTTCAGGATTGGGTTGTCGGGCTTGACCAAATCCATCTCGGCATCATGGGACAAGTTCAACTCAATCCCTGCTTGAGTGGCAAACTCCCGGAAGTGTTCGGCCTGCATGATGTCCTCGGACCGTATGCCAAGGCACTGGAACGCAAGACTATGTAACGTCCTGAAGTAAGGGAAGTCGGTCTTGGCGTTGAGCTGAGGAAACTTTTGGATGGCCCGGTCGCGCGCTTCGTTGGCAGCCTTTCTTGTGAAAGAAAAGTAGCCAATCTTGGTAGAAGAAACACCCGCTTCCAATTCCTTGTCCACCACATTGAGCAAATAGGTTGTCTTGCCGCATCCTGGTGGGCCAAAGATCTTGTGGATCTCAGTCATCCAATTCACCGTCCCACATGTCGTCTGGCCAAACCAACACGGGGGTGTGTTCGCCCACGTAGGCACCTTCGATGTTGAACTCAATGTATTCCCGCGCTTCCTCCGCGGACATACCGAACCCCATCAGGTTGTTTCTGATCTTTTCAGCATCGTAAACAAGCACTGAAGCGTGGGACTGATTTCGCCAAATAAATGCGGGACCAATGATTGCGTTGTCGTGTCCATCGATCATCATGTATTTCAAAATGGGCTCCCTTCGATGCGTGTGGTTTGGGTTTGGAATGGGGCATCTTGCTTCTCAAAGCTGGGTATGCGCCAGCAACGAGTAGCACGGCCTTTTAGGAACAACGGGATTGGCTCGCCATTCATATCCCGTAGGCGTTGGGCCATCTTAGGTGCTGTGAGTCCAACGAAGTTGTTGCGCTTTAAGTGGCCTTCTAAATCCTTCATGCGAAAGTAGGTCTTGGCTTCCTCTTCCTCGCGCCATGGTCGGCCCATGAGAATTTCATCGCGGTCCATGGCCTGTTGCATGTGGGT